TTCATATTGCGGATTCTTATAAATAATAAAAACAGGAGTCTATAATGGCAACACCTACAGCACACAAAGATGCACAAGGTCAAAATGATATTGATCGTAATACAAGACAGTATACGGACTTGGACCTTTTCTTTGGGAAAAAAGATACATCATCTGATATCAATATGGTAACAGATATTCAAGCTGTCAAACGCTCTGTTCGTAATCTTGTGCTAACCAATCATTATGAAAAACCCTTTCATCCTGAAATCGGTTCTGGTGTGAGGGATATGTTGTTTGAACCAATGACTCCACTAACAGCTCATGTTTTAACAAGAAAAATAGAAGATGTTATTGTAAATTTTGAACCACGGGCAAGGCTGATTGATGTTACTGCCTGGCCAAATTTAGATCGTAATGAATATGAATGTACAATATCATTCTTTGTCGTTAACACCCCAACAGAACTTGTAGACTTAACAGTATTTCTAGAGAGATTACGATAATGGCAGTAAACAAAAAAAGATTGACGGTGACAGAATTTGATTTTGATGATGTAAAAGACAATTTAAAAATTTTCCTAAAGGGACAGTCAACATTCAAGGACTATGATTTTGAGGGTTCTGGCATGAGCGCTCTGTTGGATGTTCTTGCTTATAACACGCACTATCTTGGTTTCAATGCTAACATGCTTGCAAACGAAATGTTTTTGGATAGTGCGTCATTGCGTTCCAGTGTAGTTTCTCATGCTAAGACTTTGGGTTATGTTCCTAATTCTGCCCGTGCTTCTGTAGCCACGATTGATGTGAATTTAAACACGACTTCATTAACCTCTGCAACAATGGATGCCGGTACTGTTTTTACTACTAGTGTTGATGGAACAGATTTTCAATTTGTAACTGCTGAAGATGTTACAGCATCTACTATTGGTAATATCATTCCTTTATTGAATGTTAAAATTTATGAAGGTACTTTTGTTTCAACAAGATATACAGTTGACTCGTCTGATGTTGACCAACGATTTCTTCTCACCGACAATAGAGCAGACAGAACTACATTGACAGTTAAGGTTCAAACTTCGGCATCTGATTCTACTACTACAACATATACTGAAGCAACAGATATAACCCAAGTTTCAGCTACAAGTGCGGTCTATTTTATTCAAGAAGTTGAAGCAGGTAAGTTTGAAGTATACTTTGGAGATGGGGTTGTTGGTAAGGCTTTATCAGATGGTAATATTGTTATCCTTACATATGTTGTTAGTAACAAAGCGGAAGCAAACGGCGCAACTGTGTTTGCAAATGCAGCTGCAATTGCTACGGTTACTGATGTGGCAGTTGCAACAGTTACATCATCTAATTCTGGTTCAGAAGCAGAATCGATTGCATCAATAAAATATAATGCTCCTCTTGATTATGCTTCTCAAGGTAGGTGTGTTACTGCTGAAGACTATAAGGTGTTTACAAGAAAATATTATCCAAATACTCAAGCGGTACAGGTGTTCGGTGGAGAGAGTGGTTCATATGATACAAGCCTTGGTGTTGTGTCTACACCAGAATATGGTAAGGTTTTCATTTCCATTAAATCAACCACAGGACTTGATTTAACAACAAGTGAAAAAACACAACTTGTTAAAAACCTTGCACCATACACTATTGCATCAACTACACCTGTTATCGTTGACCCAGCAATAACTTATTTAATTTTGAATTTAGTATTTAAATTTGATTCAAGTGCAACAACCAAAGATGTTGATACATTAAAAACTAATGTTACAAACACACTTCAAACTTTTAACGATAATGAACTTGAACAGTTCGAAGGAATGTACAGACATTCAAAGGTAACTGGTTTGATTGATGGTGCTGATACATCGATTACCAGTAACATTACAACGGTTAAGTTGGCCAAGAAATTTACTCCTACTCTTGGAGAATCAACTTTATATACCATTAACTTTGATAATACTTTTTATAATCCACAACGACATCGTACACCTTTTACATATTCAGAAGAACATTCTAGAACTTTGGGGGGAATAATTTCTTCATCAGGATTTAAAATTAGTGGTGATGCTACAAATGAAATGTTCTTTGACGATGATGGCGAGGGCGCTTTGAGAATGTACTATCTTAGTGCGGGTGAAAGAATTTATCAAGATTTGACTGCTGGTGTGGTGGATTATGAAAATGGAACTGTCACATTAAATGGAACTACTTTTACAACAGTAGGTGATGTTGATGGTGTATCTTCTTCTCAAATTCGTATAATCGCAATTCCAGATTCTAACGATATCATTCCAAAACGAAATCAAGTTTTGGAAATTGATTTCACAAACCTTACTATAACAGGTGAAGTGGATACTGTTGCTGTGGGCGATAGTAATGCTGGTACTTCATATGTTGCTAGGCCTTCACAGGTTCCACTTGGATAAAATAAAATGACTGTTATTAGTAAACCACCGTCAGGAAAATTACACACCAAAATAAGTCCGCTTATTGATGGCCAACTGCCTGATTTTATACAATCAGACCATCCAGTATTTTCTAAATTCCTGAAACACTATTATGAGTATCTTGAAGCTGGTGAGCTTGTGGTTACAATAACTATCGACAAACTTCTTTTGAACTTAGAGACTACTTCTTATGCATTAGATGTTGATGGTAACAAATTTGTTTTAGAAGATGGGGCTGGTACTTCTGGTAAGTTCGTGGTGGGAGATACAATCACTGGCGGAACTTCAAAGGCGACAGCAACAGTTCTTGTGGATGATCTGGGTAATGCAAACACCCCAAGACTTTTTATCACCTCACAACAAAAGTTTGTCACTGGTGAAACTGTAACAGGAGCCATATCAGGTAGTGGAACGGTAGACAGATATCGTGCCAACCCCATCCAGACAATTCAACAGTTGTTAGACTACGCTGACATTGATAACACCCTTTATGACTTCCTTGATAATTTCCGTGATGAGTTTATGAATGCCATTCCTCTCACATTAACAGACGGTGCTAATAAGAGAAGGCTTCTAAAAAATATTCGTGAGTTGTATCGAGCCAAAGGAACCTCTGAAGGACATAAGATTTTCATGCGGTTACTTCTTGGCGAAGACCCTGAAGTTACATATCCAGCAAAATTTATGATGAAACCATCTGATGGTAATTGGGCAAGTCAAACACTTATGAGAGTTATGCCTGGAGCCAATGCTGTTGCTTCTGAAGTTGTTGGGACTATGATAACAGGTGGAACTTCTGGCGCAATGGCTGTCATTGCTTCTGCTTATGAATTTGTTGAAGGTAATACTTTGATAGTAGAGTTCGAACTTAATCCTGATTCGTTGAATAGTCTCTACAGTTTTGTTCATGGAGAAACTGTGTCTGCAACATCTACAGTACAAGATATTCCTATGACATTTACGGTAAAAAATATAGTTAACGAAGCTGTAGTCACAGACAGGAGTGCATTATATAATGTAGGTGAACCTGTTGTAATGGACACCAATGTTAATATTGGTAATGGACTTGCCGAAGCCCGAATTGATAACATCAATGAAGGTTGGGTCAGTGGAGTTTCTATTGATGATGCTGGAACTGGTTACAAAGTTGGTGACCCATTAACTTTCACTACAGTTCCAAATACAAAACCACCTATTGGATTTGTTTCTATCATCGATGGTTCTATTGCACTGAACGGCACCAGTAAATATTATGTAGATGATAATGGTAGGCGTGTAGATGAAGATGATTTTATTCTTCTAGAAACAGGCACGGTAAGACACCTTGAATATTTTGATGTTGAACTTGAAATCAACACTACAGGTGACCCTGGCGAAAATCTTATTTTAGATGGCACCAATATTTCATCTGATAATGCTGGTCACAAAATGAGTATGGAGTGGGCAATATTTCAAAGCACTCCCGATACCTATGGTACTGATAATGACCGTTGGGTGATAGAAGAAGGAACTCCTGTTAATTTATCTAACCCTGATATAGGTTCAATTCAAGGAATACATTTACAAAACGGCGGTGGAGGTTTTACAACTATTCCAGCTGTTTCAGTTGCCTCAACCAACACAGTTGATGGTACTGGGTCTTCTCTTATAGCAACCACTGACACTATTGGTTCTGTTGGTGATGTTGTAATTGCAAATGAAGGTTTTAATTATAGTTCTGCTCCCTTCTTGGAATTTAGAGCAAACTTTACTCTGAAAGATGTGTCAGGAACCTTTACTTTAGGTAACGATTTGATTTATCCTTTTGTTGGTGAAGTTAAATCATATGATTCAACATCACAAGTCTTATCTACAACATTCAAAGATGTTGTGAGAATACCATTAGAAACTGGCGATGCAGAAGGAATATATTTAGAAGATGGTACAAAATCAGCTTCTGATATTAAACTTTCTGAAATTAAACTTACACGAACTACCGATACAGATGAAAAAATAATTGATGAACAATCCGGCGAAAGGATTGTCTTAAATGCTAGAGCTACAAATGATGCTCATTTTGTTTTAGAGGATGGTACTGGTGAAACAGCAGGTAGTGCTATTGTTTATGAACAACCGGATGAAATGTATAATCCACCAATGCGATTGGAAGTTAGGACGCCAATGGAGTCTGGTGGTATTTCGCTTGAGGATGGAGTTCCATTAGGTCGCACTTCATACGTTGTAACAAATGCTACAGGTGATGAAATTATATCAGAAACAGCCATAAGTATTGGAAGTGCTTCTACCCAGCCTGGTCATCAATTAGAGAGAATGTTACCTGAACAAAATTTTAATATTCCAGGCGAAGCATTGAACCCCATTGTTCTTAGCGGACATGGTGATTATATAGTAACCAATTTTAGCATCGATGAATCAGACAGCAATATTATCTTCAACGGTACAGACCAATATTACACAAATGAGGGCGGTGCTTTATTAGATGAAGAAACTGGTGATAACAATACCATTATTCTTGATGGAATTGATGATGACAGTACTGATGCTGGACAGAAGTTGTTACAGGATATTGATACTGCTTCTGGAACAGATATGTTGGTTCTTGATGGAATTGACTCTTCTAGTACTGGTTTTGGTGATTCTATTGTTCATGAAAATTATATTGATCTCTTTGCTGGTGCTACAGGTGTTAATCCATCTCCAACAACTATCACTGATGAATTTGGTGCAACAGGAACAATTGTAAAATCTAATATTGCCAGAGGCACAACAACAATTGATACTACTGTAGAAACAAATAAAACTTATGGCGTAGATATTGAAGGCCTCATTGGTGAAGATTTAAACCGTATTCAGGATTCTTATTACTACCAACAATTTTCATATGAATTGTCTACAGGATTTGGGTTTGAAAGTTATCTTACAAAACTAAAGAAGGCTGTTCATCCAGCGGGGTTTGCTGTATTTGGTAAAGTTAAAATTCAATCTTCTGTTAGTGCTGGAGTTCAATCTGCTGGTTCGGGCCTCGGTGATGATATCTATGATCCACTTCTTTCACCAGATGAGAAATTCAGCCCGATACTTGCTTCTACTTTTGAAATCTTGTTTGATGAACCAATTCAACGCCGATTTGGTGTTC